TTCTTCTACGCAATCAAGCACATCACAATCTGTAGTAAATGAGGTTATTTCTTCGCACCAATACAACACAGGATTTTCATATTCTGCGTCAGGCCATAACATTGAATCAGCCGATCTTGATGGCTATATCAATCCTTCGACAGTCGCTGGTGAAACACAGACTCTTGGTGGTGTCCAGTTTAGTTGGACAAGTCCTTCACTTGAGGCAGTCCCCAGATGGCGAATAAAAAATGCTGGGCAGAGCTTTTCCCTAGTCGAGTCACTACAAGGTGCTGGCCTTTCAAACGTAACTACAATAAATCGAACAATAACAACAACTACAACCACAGAAACAACCTCTGTCTTTGGGCAATAATTTTATTTCTTAGCCCTGCAAAAGTTTTAGCAAATACCACAGTTGCCTCACCAAATAGCTCTGCACAAGGAGTGGTAAATAACAACGCCACCATGATTACACCCTCCAGCTTGCCCCAGAATCGCTACAGTCAAGGAATTGTCTGCACCTCGCCCAGTTTGACCATAACTCCTTATTTGACAGATGCGTGGTCATTTAACCGCCCTATAGAAACTGTGACCAGACAACCTATTTATGATGAAGATACAGGTGAAGTTAAATATGTCCAAGAAACACCAAGATTTGAAAAAGATAACTACAACTTAAATTATGGAATATCTATGCAATTTAATATTCCTTTGGGTAATGGTGGGGAGCTTTGCAAGAAAGCTGCGGCAGTAAATATCGAAGCTCAAGAGTTATTAATTAAAAAAACAAAATTAGAAATGGCCTTATATAGATTAGAGGTATGTGGAAAGCAAGCAAAGTTAGGAGTAGTTCTGACAGGTGAACACGCAGTCACTTGTAAAGATGTAAAGCTTATTCCCTTACCAAACCAAGTTTTGCCTCATACTCATAAAATCGAAAAAAAATAGGCCCTTTAAATCGCCTGTAAAGTGTTTGTAAAATCCTTTGCTTATGTTTATACCTTGTCTTTTTTAGAAAAACGCTTGCTTATATTTTTTATAGCAGCCTTCGCAGCCCCTTGTATCAGGGGGACAAGAGCAGCAGAGCTACCCGCAACCACACCAATAGCAGCAGTAGAAATGAGTACCTCAGGTGTGCCAATAAAAGTTTCTCGAAAGGGTACGTCCTCATAAATCGTGATGCACTCTGTTTTGTCTGATGATAACTTGTGCGATACTACTCTTTCAATGCGTTTAGAATTTCTGTAATCACCAACGGCCTGATCTACCTTTTTATCAGGACACTCTGGGATAACTAATTCTTCTTTTTTCTTTTCTGGTGTTTTAGTCTCTGGAATATCTGACTCTGGCATAGGTGGGGCTTCATTTGTTATAGGCAAATCTTCAGTTATCACTAACTGATCTGGTCTATAGTCGATAGGGTAAAAGCTAGGAAACAAAGATTCACCACAAGTCAGAAATACTCCATTAGGGTCATCAAGTAAAAGCTGTGTGTTTCCAGTATTTTTTATATCTCTATGCTGATAGGTACAACCTACAACATCTATTTCTAAATTTGTTATTACAGGTAATACAGGATTTGGCTCATATATCTCAGGAATATAGACCTCTGGAACATTTATTTGTTTGATACCTATCTCTGGTACCTCCATCATTTTTTAGGCTGTATATATTCTGGAATAGTACCACCAGTCATTTCTGGTAAAGCGTTGTCTAGTACTTTGGGCATAATTCCTTGCACGTTGTTCAACACTTCATTCATCACTCTAGCTTTAAATTGTTCAGAGGTGACAAATCTGAACGCATAATATGAACCGCCCAACATTGACAAGGTAAGAGTTAGAGACAACAATGAGGCTATCTGACAAATTTTTTGAAACATAATGCTGAAAGAAATTTTAAGAATGTTGGTTATGCCTTTGACTTTGATGACTCTGTTTTTAATTCTTGGCTTGTTGCCTTTGTATCTGATGGCTGGGTTGATTCGGGTACAGCTTGAGTCTCAAGAATCTGCTGTTCCAAAATCTTCATTGCTCCATTAGTTTCGTGCAATGCAATCCATAATTGCTCTCTTTCTTGAGCAAGTTGTTGTAGTCTTTCTTGTAAATTCATAATTTAGTAGAGTTTTTTACCAGCAACAACAGCAGCATCTATAGCTGTAAAATCTTCTGATGTCCAGATAGAAGTTGTACCATCAACTTTTTTGTAGGCTTTGATAATTTCAAGATGCTCTACGTTTCTCTGGATTTTTGCTTTAAATTCTTCGTCAGTTTCATCTGATGCTTGAGCAGTACCAATAACAGTTACGCTATCACCAGCAGCAGAAAAGATTGCTGCGATTTCATCTGCGGTTCTTTCTTCCATAATTAAAAATTAAGTTACCTGTAGTTTACCCTGCTTCGAGGGCTGCGACTTTAGTTGATAACTCTTTTATAGCATTTACGAGTATTGGAACAAGTCTTTCATATTTCATTCCATAACTCATTCCATCTTCTGTAAGATTGCATATTAATGAATTATCATTAGATGTTCCATAACCATTAGCTTTTTCTACTTCTAATGCTTCCTGTGCTAAAAATCCAATATGTAATCTTTGTCTTTTCTTTGACCCATCAGGTGTTCCAAAAGGCTCTGCATCAGTTCCGTACCATGTTCTTCTATCCCATCTATAAGTTACAGGTCTAAGTGCATTAATCCAATCAAGCCCAATATTGAAACTTGCAACATCTGTTTTATCTCTTGAATCAGAAGATGATATTGAAGTATCAGCACAAAATAAATCTGACACATTATTATCGCCTAGACAAACTATGTTGCTTCCTGTAGATATTGAACCCGAAGGTGCTGATGATCTACCTGCATCATGTCCTAAAAGGGTATTGTTACTACCAGTCGATGCATCTCTTCCAGCATCGGCTCCTACAGCAGTGTTGTTAGTTCCAGTTGTCATAGATACTAAAACTTCTTGACCGATAGCAATGTTCCCAGACCCTGTAGTATTAGAATCTAAAGCTCCATTACCTATTCCTACACAAGCATTTGCAGTTGTACTAGAATCTAAAGCTCCAGATCCTACAGCAACATTACCTGTTCCTGTTGTGTTTTCCTCTAATGCTTGAAAGCCTAGGGCCGTGTTATTACTTGCAGTAGTGTTAGCTGAAAGGGAGCCTTCTCCGCAAGCTGTGTTATAGCTTCCAGTAGTGTTCGCATCTAAAGTTAAGGCTCCAACAGCTACATTTTGAGTTCCAGTCGTGTTTGAACCTAAAGCGTTATAACCAATACCCGTGTTCTTATCAGCCGTAGTATTACCTCCTAAAGCTGACCTACCTACAGCAGTATTAAAATCTCCTGTACTGTTGGCATCTAAACAAACAGAACCCACCGCAGTGTTCGAAGCTCCAGTTGTATTTGATTTTAAAGCCTCAAAACCTACACCCGTGTTGTCAGTAGCAGTTGTGTTTGCCTGTAAAGCTCTATATCCAAGACCACTATTATTAGATGCTGTTGTATTAGCACCTAAAGCGTTATATCCCATCGCTACGTTATACTCACCAGTTGTAGCACCTTGCAATGAAAAACTACCCACAGCAGTATTTTGATCTCCTGTAGTTAGCAAAACTAAAGAACTTTGGCCTACTCCTGTGTTATGTTCTCCAGTTGTATTAGCATTCAAAGATGACTTTCCCACTGCGGTATTATTACCAGCTGTTGTATTAGCAGCTAAAGTATGTGCTCCCACAGCCACATTACTTGTTCCAGTTGTGTTTTCTGTTAGAGAATTATATCCCAATCCTGTATTGTTATTTGCAGTAGTGTTTGCATCCAAGGAATTTGTACCCACAGCAACGTTCTGTGTTCCAGTTGAGTTTGCACCTAAAGCAACCCTTCCTACTGCCACGTTGTTATTTGCAGTTGTATTTGCCCCCAGTGCATTTTCTCCAATGGCTGTATTTGCTCCTCCAGTAGTATTGGCATCAAGTGTACTTCCACCCACTGCTACATTTTGCGTACCCGTTGTGTTTTCCTTTAATACATTATGACCCACACCTGTATTGCTTCCACCAGTGGTGGTATTACCTAAAGCATACCTTCCGATTCCTGTGTTATAACTAGCAGTTGTGGCAGCAGTTAACGCTATAGCTCCCACAGCTACATTTTCTGTTCCTGTCGTATTTTCTTCTAATGCTTGAAATCCTACAGCCGTATTATTACTTGCAGTAGTATTTGCTGACAAAGACCCCTCACCACAGGCAGTGTTATTTCCTCCTGTTGTATTTGCATCTAAAGTTAAAGAACCTACGGCTACGTTCTGTGTGCCAGTAGTGTTCAATTGTAAAGCACCACTTCCTAGTGCAGAATTTTTTGTTCCACTTGTTAAAGTTGTTAAAGCATTTTTTCCAATAGCTGTATTATCTTCACCAGAAACAGAAGCATCTAAAGCACTTTCTCCAAAACAAGTGTTACCTGCAACAGAGTTTGCACCTTTTCCTATATTCAAAGAGTTTATTGTCCCATCAACAGCAAAAGATGGACCACCAGCAAGCGTAAATACATTTACATGAGCATTATTAGCTGTATTTCTAAGCTGCATAATACTTGTGGAAGTATTAGCGAAAAACTGACTGGCATAGTTTGTAGATGGTGCTGAGGATCCAGAATTATTTGAAGATATTGCAAGTAATGCGTTATTTATATCAGCCCTGACATTAGCTCCTGTAGAGTTGTCTATTACATAATCATGTTGAGCCATTACTTAATCCAATTTTTATCTAAGTATATCCTACTTTAAAATCAACTACCACGCCCGAATCCTGTTGCAGCATATTTAAAGTTTCTGTTTACATTACTAGATCCATTTTTAATATCTATATCAAAACCTGTACCGGTGATGTTTGACAAAGTAAAGAAATCACCTGATACTGCATTTTCTATTGTGATTCCTATTGATGGCAAAACACTATCTGCTGTAACACTTGTTCCTGACTGACCTGTAAAGAAACTATCAGTAAAAGTCACTGATTTGGTAGAAGTGCCGCTTGCTATAAAACCACCACTTGAAGCTGCTGCATTTCCTAGACTTGTTTCCGTTCTACTATCTAATTCTGCAAAATATCCAAGTTGGTCAATTTCAATTGATTGTGCGGGATCTGTTGATAAAAGATCACATTTAAATTTAAAACCTCTTCCAATATATGTTCCATTTACAAATTTTTGATAAGGTTCAAATTCTGCTGAATATGTACAATTACCACTTGTATTCAAAGACGTTGCCGAAGTTAAGGTAAATGTATTTGCATCAGGTACAGACTGAATAATATAGTCACCATCAACACCAGTTCCAGAAGTGAAATCAAGAGTCACAAGACTTCCAACAGAATACCCATGAGAAGTTTTTGTGATTGTAATTGTTGTACCAGCACCACCAGACCCATTATTTATTGTGTATGTGGCCGATACTGACAAATCAGGATCAGAATCAGTCGTAGCAACAGACAATGTAGCATTTACTTCTGTAGCTGTAGTACCATCAAAATCTGTCCACGTATCAACATTTGCAGTTCTTGTGTCAAATAAATCATTTGGTAAAAAGCCCTGAGTAACAAAATGCCTACGAAGTTTTAAAGGTTGTTTACCTCCTAAATCAAGAGTTGATTTAAAGAAGTATTGACCTCCTGTTAAAAAGTCAACATCACCAATAAAATCAAAATCAGCTATTGCATCAAAGTCACTTATATCATCAAGTAAGACAATAGATCCTAAAACTAAACCATTTACTTCATCAGAGAAAAAACAATCATCTCTGACACCTTGGAAAGGTGGACTATCCAAATCTTCTCTATCTGTCAAAACTGTAAGTCTTGGAAATATGTCAGGTCGTGTATTTACATTTTTTATTGTTGCTGTGCCAGAACTAAGCCTTCCACCATCATCGCGGAATTTTAAAAGATATGTGCCATTAACAATGTTAGGAACAATACTTTCACTGATATTTCCAGGGAGTTCTGGAACAACGTCAACTGAATTTGTAAAAGTTGCTCCTGTTGCAAGGTTTGATGAACGAATCACCACGTTACCTCCATGAATTACATCAATCGCAGTCGATTTATCAAAACGTAATCTTACAAACTGATCTGACAGTGGTTCAATCTGTACATTTTGTACGTCATCAGGTAATTCTGTTTTACCAACAGATGTAAATTCGATTTCATTTGGCTTTTCACTTAATTTATTTATTGAATTTATAGAAAACACTCTAATAACAAAATTTCCATTAGTAATATTATCAATATCAAAATCAGTGCTTTTTATTTGTTGATTAATAAAATTTCCATTTTTAAATTTGTATTGCAAATAATATCCAATAGCACCTTTTACTGCAGCAAAAGAGATAGATAGTCTTGATACGGCTCTATTATTTATAACGATAATTGATTCAGAAGCAGTTAAGTTCTCTGGAGCTGATAATCTTTTAGTAATTAAACTGAAATTTTTTGTTGGTAAAGGAGTGCCGTCTTCAATAAACGCATATTTACCACTATTATGTGATGCTGCTGTAATACTGAATGTAAGATTTTCCTGTTCCTGTACATTTACTACTCTCCATGTTGTAGGTTCTAATGTTGTATTTTCTATCACCCAAACACTATTTACCTGTGGTACGGATGAAAAAGCAGAAGAGACAGTAACAGTAGCACCTGATATACCGCTAATCTCTTTAGTTTCAAGAGTTCCATCAGATAAAATCACTGATAATTTTGCACTATCTGAAGTTACAAGATCAGTGGATGCTGTGTCATCAACTTCTATTTGAGTTGTACTAATACCTGTCTTAATCCTTCCTCCTCTCCTTACACCCTGTTTTACTTCATCAGCTATAGAAATTATCTGTCCAGGACGTACCAATACACCTGCTTCAGCAGTAAT